GTCTACAGTCAGCGGACTGAACTTTGCAGACCGTATGAGCACTAATTTACCTGACTTATGGTTCCAAGATGTACGTAAAGGTAAGGATGACCTTACTACGTTACAAAATACTATGATGAGTTTGCTTGGCCCATCTGCTGGCGCGTTAGTAACTTATGCTGAAGCATTAGATCGTTTTAATCAAGGCCATACAGAACGTGCTATTGAAACCGCTATGCCATCTGCTATTAAAAACGTCATGACTGGATTACGCTATCTTTCAGAAGGTCAAGCTCTTACTATGAAAGGTGACACTTTAATGGAAGAAGTTCCTGCTCGCCTTGCTTTGGCACAGATGCTTGGTTTTACGCCCGATAAAATCGCGCAAGCACAAAAAGCAAATATTGAAATGAAAAATGCAGAACAAGAAATTATTGCTAGACATAATGATTTGTTAAATGCCTTCTTTATTGCTTTAGATTCTGGTGATACATATATGATGGATAAAGTCATTGCTAAGATCGTGCATTTCAGCCAAACTAATCCGGGCAAAGCCATTACACCAGATGCGTTAACAAATTCTATTAAAACTCGCTATAAAAATAGAGCGCTTTCTAACATCACAGGTGGTATGGGTATAGATAAAAGAATGATACCCCAACTTGAAGGATGGCGTAATTATGCAAATGAAGAATAAAAAACCCCCACCACGAGGGTGAGGGCGAAATGGCAACTTGCCAAGGAAAAGCGAAATGAATCGCAGGTGCAATCATACTACTTAATGCGCCATATTCGCAATCCTTGTATGCCTTTTTCTACAACAACTTGTGTTTTTATCTTATAGCGTAACCTCTTTGCGGTCCGTTTAACCTGCATAGCTGCACCGTCCGTATCCAAACAAGGGATAAAGAACGATGCGCCTACTATAAATTTAGACCAATTAATATCAAAGTTGAGTCCGTGAATCAACATCTGGAGTAGATTTAGCAGTTTCAATTAAAGAGTCAGCGTTTAAAAAGTGCTCATTGTCTAGCGAAAATACATACGCATCAATGGCAGGAGACTGAAGCTTTGTTCCTTTTGATAGCCGCTTCTTAACTTGACCTATGTAAATATTATCAGATGCTAAACCCTTTAGAGTATTCTTTAACTCGATCTGGTGTTTGGCGCAATAAGCCCGCAAATGTTTGGCATTGATAAATAGTTTCTTAGTATCAGGTTCAATCCTAACCAGGAGTTCATTAAACTTCGGCTCAACTATCGGCAATTGTTCCATGCCTGATCTGCCATCAACCTCACCATTTATAACTAGCGTAGCGGCTCTATGCTCATTCATGAACTCGCCAATCATGCTAGATGTTCCTTCGACTGGCGCTTTAACTTCTACACGCATAGTCTTCATCTCTTTTATCACCCAACGATATACTCTGCCAATATCAAAGTCAGGGATAATGCCCATATCCTTAGCCATAAGAGCACCGGCGATATTACAAGCAGCAACGCCAGACCAAAACCTTTCACGCCCTGTAAACCCAACTTCCTTGTCAATCTTTTGTTGTACTTGTTTAACTGTGTCCAATGCAGTTTCTAAATTAGCGACTAAGTATTTTGCATACTCAACCCCTGCATGACCGTAGTGGTTGTATAGCGCATTAAAGATAATGTCGGCTTCTTCTTTGCTAAGATTATTTGTCATCTCAATACGATACTCAATCAACCTCATAAACTCACCGTCTGGTGTAGATTTAAGTGACGATAATTTATCGTAGAACGATGAGTTTGAACTGCATAAAGCAATTGTTGCCCACTTAGTATCGTTAATACGCTCAGCATTTTCATGTTGCTTTAGTCGGTTTTTACCGCGGCCTTGCGAAATACTGTATGCTAAGTCTGAGAATACATCCCCTGTTAATTTTGTAATTTCATCAATCGTGACCGGCAAATTGTTCATAACGCCAAGCCGATTCATCATTGAGTTTGGTGTATCCTTCCATTGCAACATAAGTTCTTCGGGGTGGCCCCAAACACTATTGCACATCTTAAGTACTGTCGACTTACCTGTACCTGATGTATTATTAATCAGGTTAATAATTGCGCCTTTAAGATTTAAATGTTTAAGCAACGGGGCGCCAAATGCTGTAAAGAATGCAAACGCATGTGGTTCAAAGCCTTGTTGGTTATAAACATTAATAATCTTTTTCCACTCGTCATAATCTCCTACGGGCAACATATAGTTAGCTAAGCTACCCGTTGCTTGCGACGGCGGGCTATAAACAACTTTTTCTGCACCGACTTCCTTCTCACCGACAATGAACTTTGCATTGTCGTGTGTCCAACCAAATTGAGTTCTCATAATTTCTACCTTTGTCTTATGTTGTAGTTCTTTAACGAACATAATGATGTAATACATAATCCCGTCCATCTGCTTCTTAGGGGCAGCAACCCCGTGAAACGCTAATTTTTCACGTAATCTTTCTGGAGTAAGAGCATCAGTTAACGGCAACGCAAATTCTCGTACGCCGTCTTTAGGGAGATGTAGTCTAATCCAAGTTGCATCCCCTCGCTTGGGGTCGTGTAGCAACTTAACTACATATAAATCATGTTCATATATTAATGTAGGCTTCGCATCTTCTTCCGCAGGGAGCCGATATACGCCGCCGTTCTTGCCTCTGAAATACGGTTCAGGTAAGGTAGGCACTTCATATGATTTTGTTCCTTCTGGAGTTTCCTCAATAATCGGAACTTCTGGTTCTGCCGCAGCGATCTCATTGCCGAGTTGAATCGGGTTGGAGATTTTTCCTTTGTTGATACAATCTTTGCAATGTCCAGGGTTGTAATACTCCATCTTATCGCATGTGTATGGGCCTTTAATATCATTTGCCTTCTCCTCTGTGGATTCGTAGTTATATTCGGGGTGCCCCTTACTAACCGCATGAATTGCAGTATCCCTATCTACACAATGTGTAGCGATACTAAGCACTGCTCTCCACTTCGGCTCGTCTAAAGCATCTTGGTTTTCAACTAAATATTTAATCTGGTTGCAACCTTTGCCATCAATGGTTTTCATCATGATGGTTTTGAATCTGCTTTGAGTGTTACTTCTGTTTATCTTAGCAGCTTCACTGTAATTCCGAGGTATATAGCTCGGCGCAACTAACACACCAAGTATTCTTTTAACCTCATCGTAATCTAACTCCTTGCTGATATGCAAAATCTCAACAGGAAGTGGGGGATCTTGCTTAAAATTTAAAGTCTCTGATACTCTAAGAATAGATGCGCTCTCAGCGGTCCGTGATGGGTCAGCTTCGAAACCTCGTTCTTCGCACAGGGCTTTAAGTCTTTTTGCAACAGGTAACCATTCATCACGAGATATAGTTTTGTTCAAAGTCCAGTAAGCATGAATGCCACGACCAGAATTAACTACGCTCGGTAACGGTAGCTTTATTGATTTAGAAAATTCCTTTAACGCTGCAAGTCCAACAGTTTGATCTTCGTATGGTTTACCCACACCGCAATCAACGTCAATCCAAAAGCTCTTAAAGTACGCGCTATTCTTCTGTGTTCGTCCTTCGTTTGGGTCAAGGTACTTAGCACATGCAAAATAAACATCAAATTCCTGACTCAATAAATCATCTATAAGCTCCCCAGCTCCCAGTAAAGTATCTGCAAATTCTTGCTTTGGATACCCGCCTGGTTTTAAACCTACGATACAGTAATTACCTTCTCCATCTGGAGGTAGCACTGCCGCAAGTAGATCAGTCTTTGCCATTATTGAACTTAGCCTTAGTCAATACTCTTTTTATTTTTTCAGCTTTAGTCTTGTGGGGTTTTGAATTGCCTACGAACCATTGATAGATTGTCATCTTTGATACGCCGAATATAGCGGCAGCTTCAACTGCCGATATATCTTTAGCAATGCAATACCTACCTAGCTGAACCCCAATTAGATTGGAGTCAGCATTTTGGTTGGCTTCAACAAGTCTTAAACTGAACCCACGTAAGTTCATTCCTCGTTAGTCCAATCACCCATGATTGACTTTAAGTCTTTCTTAGGTGCAACTACAGGTTTATCTTCTTTACGCTTTTTAGGCTCTGGTACTTCTTCGACTTCAACTTCTACCTTCACAGCTTTAGGCGCAGGTTTAGCAACAGACTCAAGCTTTGGAAGCTCAGGCGCAGCTAACTTTTTAACCCCATCAATTTGTGCAACAGTCATAGTAATTGCTGACTTAGCTGCAGGAGTTTCTTTTTGCTTCTTAGCAATTTCCCATTGTTCTTCAGATAAGAACTCAATAGGACGGAAGAATAACTTGCCAACCGTTGAGTCATCGTCAAAGCGCATTTCAGTTACTAGATTGTTAAGGTTGTAACCTTGTGAACCGACGTAGTTTGCGTACTGATCAAACGGCATGTGATCTAAATCGCCTGGTTCTTTCTTGCTGTAAAAGAATGACTTAGACTTTAACTCCATTTGATACACATCACCACCAATATCGCTTGCAAGAACAACTGCGATACGACGGTTAAATCTACAAGCTTTGCTCTTACCTTGTCCAGAACCTTCAATGTTTTGTGGGCAGTTATCGCAAGTGGCGCATTGTGGTTTCTCGATAGAAGCATCAGGAGTACGTCCATCAGGTGACCAGCAATCGGGTGGAGTTGCTTCTGCGCTTGGGTCGTATGCTGCAGCATAGAATGTACGTGATACATCTTTAGCAGCATTAACAACTACAACATTCATCTTTTCATTTGCGCTCTTAGATATTTCAACGCCACCAACTTTAAGTATGAACTTGTTATTACCAAGGGCAATGCGTTTAATTTTATTACCACCACCAGACAATGCTTTTGTTACATCGTCAAGTTCAACATTCTTTAAGTATGCGGGCAGGTTGTTTTCGAACAGGGCTAATTTACTCATTTACTTCTCCTTACGGTGATGGAATATGCGTTGTCCACATTGAGTCCTTGTGGCAACACTTCGGGGTTATCGACTAAAAATTGTTTAATATTTGTTTGGTGTATACGCCTTTCTAATAGTTCGGGTGCTTTATAGTCCATCATAAACTGATAGAACTTATCCCAGTCATTAGTCCAGTATCTAGTTTTAACAGAGCGCATAGCAAGACCGTGTGGAGTCTTAATACTATCCGCACCGGTAGCTTTGCATACCTCTAGGATTTCAGATTCTATGATGTCCATTTGCTCAGTAAGTTCAGCATTCTTTTCTTCGTATGCTCTCTTAGCTGCGTCCTTAGCGTCACGAATCTTTATGTAAACGTCGACAAGTTTATCGACAGATGGTGTTCCGTCCATTTGCTTTTCCTTTATATTATTGTTAACGAGAGATAGTATTGTACACTAAAACTTTACTAAGTCAAGTATCTTCTAATTCATTTTTATATAAATCTATTAGCTTTGTATGTACATCAAGCTTAGATTGAAGCAGGTTATACATACGCTCCTCTATCGAACTACCTTTAATATGTACTATAGTCATAGAGTTCTTTTGACCTTTCCTATTAATACGTGCGTTAGCTTGTAGATAGGTTTCGGTTGAGGAGACTGGAGAATACCACACGATAACGTTAGCAGCTGTAAGTGTAACCCCGTGTGCCGCAGCTTGCGGTTGTATAACTAATACTCTTGGGTTGTCTTGTTCTTGGAATTGTTTGAATATTGTAGTCCTTTGACCGACTGGAACATCACCGTTAATAATTTCGTTTGATATTCCTACCCGAGTTAAATGGTCGGATAATAATTTAATGGTGTGAGTGAATGGCACAAAGATCAATACTTTATGACTAGCTTCGTTAATGACTTCTTCAATTACGCTAAGCCTGTTGCTAACATCAAACTCAATTATTTCGCCTGTATCGGAATAGACTGCACCGCCTGATATTTGCAATAGCTTATTCATATTTACTGCCGCAGTTGCGCCTGATATGTCCTCGCCCGCGGCGGTTATTAACATCTGCTTCTTTAAAATAGAATAGTACTTCTGTTGCTGGGCAGTAAGTGGCGCATCTCTAAATACATGCGTAACATCAGGAAGGTCTAAACATTCTTCTTTAGTAAACCGAATAGCGGGTTGAAGCGCATTGAATACTATGTCGTTAGCTTCCGGCTTCGGTATCCATTTGAACTTGCTAATATTCCTCATGGTCATATCTCTAAACGACCCAAAGAACCGAGGTACTTTATGTGGTACACAAAGCTTAGCTAATCCAAACGCATCGGTTGGACTCTGAGCAGCAGGTGTTCCCGTCATAAGCCATAGCCAAGTATCAGGCGTTATGATTTGATTAAGAGTTTTCCAACGTTTGGTTTGCGGATTCTTATATGCGTTAGCTTCATCTATTATGATTAAATCAAAGTTACCCTCTTTGATTTCACTAGCAACAATCTCAATACCATCGTAATTAATAATGACGTATTCGGCATCACTATTAATAATTGTTTGACGTTTTGTTCTTGTGCCGTATGCAATACTAGCTTTGCGGTGTATAGCAAATTTAAACAAATCTGCTCTCCAAGCTGAATCCATAATGGATAGTGGGCAAATAATAAGAACTCGTCTTATTTGTTTTGTTAGTAGCAAAAAGTCTGATGCCCAGATAGCTGATGCTGTTTTGCCTGTGCCTTGTTCATTAAAACAAAACGCACGTGGATTAGTTGATAAGAAATCTGCCGTTGTTTTCTGATGTGCCATCGGTGGGTGTACGCCAGGCCATGTATATCTTTGTACTACCGCCATATCTTTATATCTTCTCTGTCTTTTGATGAGCCTGTAGATGTGACCATCTGCATTCTCTGTGGGTTAAATCCGTCTCGTTCGTTCCAAAACGAACCGCCACGTAAAATCATATAGGTGTTTACGCTAACTTTGTTTTGCCATACGCTTCTATTAATTGCCAATAAACCTACGTTACACCTACCGCCGAATACAGATAATGCTGACATAGCACGAAGCTTATGTCCACCTGCGTATAAACTACTCTGGGTATATTGGGTCATGACCGGTGCAAGAAACACTGGCATATTAAGAGAACGGGAATATGCTACGGCTTGCTCAAAGTGATCGGCTAATACTGTAGCATTGGTTGCATCATTGAGGTCCCGCTTGCATTCAACCCCAAAGAATATATGACCGCCTTGATACGGAGCTTTAACACAAAAGTCTATGCGTTTACCAGACTTTTTAATTTCATATTCTTCCCTAAATTCCCATCCATTCTTTTCAAAGAACATCCGAAGCGTAATCGCAAAATTACTTTCGCTTGGGTTTGTTGACTTTGACCGTGTGGTCTGAATTACGGGAGAAACTGCGGTTTGCACTTGGGGACTTGAGCTTGAGATTTGAGGGTGCGTTAGTGCCGCCTTTTGATAATGGTATGGAATGGTCGATGTCCTTGCCTGTCCTGTCCACCCCTTCACTATCAAGCTTATATCTTGCTCTTGCCCTAGCGTTGCGTTTTGGTTGTTCATTACGAGCCTTTTGTTGTTCGTATTCTTTTTTGTACGGTCTTGGTTTGTTAACGTATGGCATAGTGTTCTCCTTTAGAACATTGTATCTTTTTCCTCCATAGCTTTCAACTTTTGCAGATAATGCAAAGCTTTGCCGCCATCGTCACTATCCTTACGTCCTTGGCGCATAGAGTACTTAATTATGTTTCCTTTTAAAAACCCTCTAAATTCCTCTATAGAAAGTACTGCTTCCATTACAGTCCAAGGTTGTATTGACATATCTTTATAGTGTGTGCCGCCCACTTGTTTTTCATCTACGTTCAAAATGTTGCCTCCTCATGGTTACTTGGGTTAAACTTTAATGGCTTGCCTATCTTTGTTAAAAGCGTGGTTGGAAAAGGCCATTGTTGTTGCGTGTCTGTATCTTGTCTGCTC